TCGTTGATCATGGACCCAAAAACGCTCATAGAATCTTGTATGAGAAAGCATTAGAATACGTGCATGATCGAATTAACGCCGTGGATGTAGGGTGCCGTGATGGTGAGTTCACTAGATATCTATCTTGGAGTTTTGATCATGTCCATGCATTTGATTATAGGAGACGTATATATTTTGCAATGAACATTGATATCACAAAAAATAAAGTCACACACTATACCTGTGCCCTGGGAGAGCATATCGCTACGGAATATGCAAGTGGGCGGGGGAACTTTAGAAGCACAAAAGTCGATCCAAGATGGAAAAACAAACAGCAAAAAATATACACACTAGATTACTTCGACTTAAAAGATATTAACTTAATTAAAATTGATGTGGACGGCATGGATGGGGAAGTAATCAAAGGTGCAATCGAAACCATTCAAAAGTATAAGCCTGTAATCATAATAGAAGAAATAAGTTCAACTGATGGAATGCCCAATCATGATGGTGTTGCAGTACTTGAAAAATTAGGATATAAAATAGCCTACGTGCATAAAAGCGATCGCATTCATAAAGACTACGTTATGGTGCCAAGTCTAACTTAAAGTGTTGCTTGACTCGTTGAGATCTAATTGTTGTTGAATCTTATCCCTGTCGTTTTGATTCATGTTGTTCAGCAGTCTTTGGCTCAATTCATAAATGCTTTTACCCGATACGTCTATTGCTAATTGTCTGCAACTAGAAATAATTTGATCATCTGCAACCAGTTTATCAAACCCTTTGGTGTCTATCCTGTCATCACGCTTGGCTTTATTGGCAACAGCGTCTAGATCCAAGTGATCCACCACGTCCGGTAGACCGCTATTCCGTAACACCTGATCTATTATAGCACTCTTGTCAGAGTCAGATCCTGCGTTATAGATTGGATTAAGTTGTGCTTGATTGCTTACATAATCTGTAAAGTACGTTATCCAGTTGGTATTCTGGGATACTCTGGCCATTAGTTTCCTTAGTTCCTCATCTTCTGCCAGTCCAACGTAGGCTTGATAGTCTGAGACGCTGTTTAGATAACTTCGTATTCCAGAAACGTTGCTTTTTTCAAGTTGCGTTTGGGTAGTGATTTCATCTCTGATTGCAACAAGATCTGTTACCTGCTGGCTGAATCCTTCTTCGCCCATTCTCGTGTTTACTACGTCCAGGCTAGCGGTCACAAGCGATACCGCGTTGTCTAGCGTGGTCTGGAAGTCTGTGGAGTCTGGAACAAAGGTCGTCATCAAAGTGATCAACTGCGTGTTATAATACCTATGTTGTGCAGATGATATTGGAAAATTATTACTGCCACCAAGAATCCTACCTCGATCACGCAGGTATGTCATTGTATTTTTTAATCTAGTGAACACAGGTTCCGAACTGTCTTCCGTTTCTAGAAAAATGTTATTCAGTGATCCCAAATGATCATTTACTGATCTTGCTTTCTCTTTTGCGGACACACCGTATAAACTTGGTATCAAGGTCTGTAAAGAGTGTACCGATGACAATATTTCCAAAAAAGTTCCTTGCCCGTTATCCACCGTACCTGTTATTGCAGGATCTCCTGGTATGATCGATCCATCTAAGATTGTGTTTGTGTGTTTGATCACGTCCGTTAGAAATCCACCTATGTTGAGATGAGGATGTGCTGAATTTATAGATTCTCTTACATCATTTTTTTGTGATTCAGTTAAGACTGCGTTGTTATCTATTGCGGTCTGAAGATCAAACTGAGATTTAATCCAAAGGTAGCCATCGTCCTCGTCTACGTTTTTAATATCATAGACTGCATTTTCTAAAGCCTGGTTACTGAAATCAGGACTGGAGTTTACAAGAGATGATAAGCCTTTGTTTACTGTCATGTTATCCGCCGTTTGCGAACACGTTTGGTGAACCCTGTCTCATACTGCCCAGGTCAGCACTATCACCTACCCGTGCGACCGGAACGCCTTGCACAAACACGTTTGGTGATCCTCTTTTGATATTTGCACCATGCATTTTACAACACACGGTCTTACCACATGGCACTAAGATAGTGTGGGGAATCAATGCATCACCTCGCCTAAGTAGTGCGATTCCATTTCCAAACACAGAATTTTGTGAGGCAATGCACCCTATCGAAGAAGTACAAGGGTGTCCTGTCCTTGCTCTGTCTACTCTGTTTCTTGATATTCGTGGCATATGGATATTTATTGCCGACAAAAAGTGCTAGGATTATAACTTAAATTTGCTGAATTGACCTTTTTTGACGTCCTGTTTGATGCCACCCACGATGTATGATTCCACTTCAGTCTCCTGTGGTGCCACCTGCATACCTTTAGATGATAACCAATGCTGTGTCCAAGGAAGTGGGTTTGTGCCTGCAGGCTGATCAAATATTGGATCAAAGCCTAGTGCTTTCAATCTCTTGTTCGCTGTCCATTCCACGTATGCACCCAATAGTTTCTCGTTGAGTCCTATGATAGAACCATCTTTAAACAAATACTTCGCCCATGCTTTTTCTTCATCAACACAGTCCTTGAACATTTGAATTACTTGTTTGCCTGTGCCTTTGATTGCTTTTGTCATCTCAGGATCATCTCCCTTGTGCCATGCTTTGATCACGTGTGTGGATAAGTTCAGGTGTGTTGCTTCGTCCCTTGCTATCAATGAAAGTATTTTTGCTGAACCTTCCATAAGTTTTAGTTCACCAAATGCGAAAGTACAAGCAAAAGATATATAAAACCTTAGTCCTTCTAATAAGTTTACTGTGTTCATTGCTAGGTAAAGTTGTTTCTTCAAGTCAAGCATATCAACTTTCTTTCCAACTTGATAGTCAAGTGCCATTTTTCCAAACTTGTCATACTCACCTGTCACACTCTTTGCTCTCTTTAGGATCTCTTTGTCGTCTAGTATCGTGTCAAAAACTTCTGTTGGATCTGGATACACGTTCTTCATGATGTGCGTGTATGATCTCGAGTGTATGGTTTCAAAGAAGTCCCAAGTCACTATGCAACCTTCCAGTTCAGGATTTGAAACATAAGGCAAGAACATAAGGCTTGGCCCTCTGCCCTGCACACTGTCCAACAGTGTTTGGTATTTCAAGTTTGATGTGAATATGTGTTTCTGTTCTGGTCTGAAGTTCTGGAAGTCTGCCCTGTCCTTCTGCAGTGATACTTCTTCTGGTCTCCAGAAGTAACCTATCATTGTTTGATTCAGTTTGTCAAACTGTGGATACTTGAACTCATCGTATCTCTGTATGCCACCGTCCTCACCAAAGAACATAGGCTGTTTAGTGAAGTCAACTTTGCTCTGGTTAAAAACTGTTTTCGTCATAATAATTTTTTAATGTTAGATTGTACAGGCTTCGCATTCACCGTCGTCTGCGGTTGTACTTATAACAGCCTCTGGATTTTCAGGCTCTAAGATTACGTCCTCCCCTTCTTCATCATTTGCATCACCAATACCCGCTGGTTGCACGTCCTCTTCCTCACCTTTGAAATCGTAAGTGTTTTGGTAGTACGATGTCTTCCATCCATATTTGTAAGCCATTAACATATCCTGTGCCATTGCTGATAGTGGCACTTCGTTGTTTTCGTAGTGTAATGGATTATAACTCCAGTTGCCTGATATCGCTTGGTCAAAATATTTCTGCATCATTGCCACAACATTAATGTAGCCTTGGTTATCCGGCATATCCCATAACAAAGTATAGTCATTTTTAAGTTTAGGGAAACCAGGTGCTATCTGTTTCAATGGACCTTTTTTACTTTTCTTGATTTGTAGCATCGCTCTTGGTGGTTCTATACCATTAGTTTCGTTACTAACAACGGAAGAACTTTCACTTGGCATTTGTGCTGATAGTGTACTGTGTCTCAATCCATATTTTGCAATATCTTTTCTTAAACTTTCCCAAGCCATTCTCTGTTTGTGTGGCACAATCTCATCAATCTCTTTCTTATAGTGATCAATAGGTAGTAAGCCGTCCGCGTATTTTGTTCTTTCAAATCCTTCACACTTGCCTTTTTCCATTGCTATGTCGCAACTTGATCTCAACAAGTAATATTGGAATGCTTCAGAAAGTCTGTCCACCAACTCCCATGCACTTTTTTCGTTATACTTGACACCGTTCTTGGCTAGGTAGTGTGCAAGTCCGATGTATCCTATTCCTAGACTTCTTCTTTTCTTAGTTGAAACTTCTGCGGCCTTAACAGGATAGTCCTGGTAGTCTATAATTTGTTCCAGTGCCCTTACGCTGAGGTCACATAGGTTCTCTAGTTCATTGAGGTCATTCAACTGTCCAACATTAACCGCTGATAGAATACAAAGTGCTATCTCGCCTTGGTCATCATACAAGTCCTGTATGGGTGTTGTTGGCAGTGTAATCTCTTGACATAAGTTACTCATTGAAACTTTGTCTTTGAAAGAACTGTGTGAGTTTGCGTGATCAATATTCATAATATAGATACGTCCTGTCTCTGCTCTTTCTTTTAATAAATCAAAAAATAAATCCTGTGCTGATATTTTCTTTTTAGGAATAGTTTTGTCATTCTCATATTTCACATACAAGTCATCAAACTCGTCTGTTCCAAATGCTTCATATAATCCTGGAGCCATGTGAGGAGATATCAAACTAATATCTTCTTCGTTCATGAATCGCTCATAGAACAATTTAGATATCTGTATTGAGTAATCCATTCTTCTTACTCTGTTGTCTTCTGTGCCTTTGTTATTTTTTAAAACTAGGATGTCTTCTATCTCTGGGTGCCAAATTGGGAAGTGAACAGTTGCGTTTCCACCACGCACACCATTCTGTGTACAACATCTCACAGTTGATTCGAATTTTTTTAGGAACGGAATGACTCCTGTGTGTTGGACCTCCCCTCCTCTAATTTTAGAGTTGATGCCTCTGATACGTCCTGCGTTGATTCCTATACCTGCTCTTCTGGCAACGTATAAACCAATTGCCATATCACTTGAAAAGATACTAGGTAGAGTGTCATCACTGTCAACAAGAACGCATGAAGCAAATTGTCTTATAGGTGTTCTTACTCCTGCCATTACTGGAGTTGGTATATTAATTTTGTGTTGTGATATTGCATCATAATATTTTTTAACATAATGCATTCTTGATTTTTCTGGATAGTCAGAAAAAAGAGTAGCCGCGATCATCATGTACATGTCTTGTGGAGTTTCGTACAGTTGTCCTGTGCTTCTGTCTTGTACAAGATACTTGTCACATATCTGTCTAAGTCCTGCGTATGTAAATTTTAGGTCTCTATCTCTTCTGATCCATGTGTTAAATTTTTTAATTTCAGTTTTAGAATATTTGTCTAGTATGCCTTTATCGTACACACCCAACCTTATGTTTCTCAATATTAGTTTTAATAAAGGAACATACTCATATTGACCGTGTGCTTCTTTCCTAACATCGTAAGATAGTAGTCTCGCCGCGGCGTATTGGTAGTTTGGTGCTTCTAATGTGATTAAGTCATTGGCAGATCTAACAAGAACGTTTTGTATATCCTTGGTAGTCATGCCATCGTAAAATTGTATGTTCGCGTTCATCTCGATTTGAGAACTAGAAACACCAGACAGACCTTCACAGGCCTCCTCAACAACGAAATGAATCTTGTTGATATCTAATGGCTCCAGCCTCCCATCTCGTTTCTGAACTTGAATCGTAGATGAGTTGGTGTTTGGCATTATTGTTTTAAAATTTTTTGTTCTGATTTTTGTTTTTGTTGTATCCATATTTATCTAAATCTTTGTTTATATCTTTTTTGTTGTCTTTTTGTCACTGTCATAAGATAAAAATCACAACGTCGTTTTGCAATTTTATAATGTACTAATATTATAATGAAAAAAGATTTTTGTCTATGGAAATCTAGACTACAACCGATGGTATTATACTAGTATTTGTACTTGATATTCCATCGTGACATTTGTGCTTGAGTCAGATGTTGTTGTGTATTGCACACGGAGAGTGTCATTACCAGCAGTTGAGTCACCGTCAGAACTTTTTGCTGTGAGAGTTGTACCAACATCAGATGTTTCTTCATAGTCATCATTGAACGTGCAAATTTCTCCTGCCGCACTTATTGTGAAAACTCCTGTTCTGTACTTGGTTCCTCTGTTCATTTTGTAAGTTATCCTAACACCTTTATCATTAAAGCCAGGAAGATATATTCCTGTATCGGTGGCCGACGATGTGTTGTCTGTTAAAGTAATCTGTTTGACTGCTTTAGTGTGTATTGCAATACCTTGCACCTCTGGTGGAGTATTTGACGGTTTAGTACTGTCTCCAAAATCTGTGTCTCGCTGATCTGTCCTTTCAAAGAAGTCCATTATAGAACTACACTCGTCCTGATCGTATTGAATTACAGGTACTTCGTGTATGCTGTCAACACCTTCGAAGTTGTTTGCCACTGTTGCGGCGTACCAGTTACCATGTGAAATAATGTTTCTTGATGGTGCTTCAACAGTCTGTTTTGCTTTAACATAGATTGCTTGTTGTCCTATGGTGCTCCAACTACTGCCTGTGAACTGCACATCTCTAGGTCCAACACTCATACCGTTTGTAGTTGACGAATCCCATTCGTCACCAATGATTGCACCATAGTATCCTATGCTGAAATCACAGTTATGAAATCTAACATCCT